CGAAGTCGGATCATGAAGGCTCGATATGCTGCGCCTCCGATCCCGATGCCACACCAGATCGAAAAGATAGGACGAAGTTCTGAGGATGTCATCGCGCACTTGCACCTCGGCGACGTGATCGAGATCGCGGACGTGATCGACATTGACTTGGAAAGCGTAGTGACGGACGACGAGGATCTCAGCGAGGCCGACGTGGTCGCGGCCCTCCGTGCCGTGCTACCGGCCATGGTGGACCAGAGCGTGCGGCGCGCCATGCGAACCGCGCGCGGAGCGCTGGAGTAACGATGTTCGATTCAACCCAGGAGGGACGACGGCGATGAAGATCGAAGAACTGAAAACCATCATCAAGGATCTGTGCGGCCCGCTCGTGGCCGAGGCGGTCGAGATGTCCGTCAAGGCCCACGTGGACCCGATCCGCGCGGAGCAGAACGGGCTCTTCACGCGGATGCTGGCCGGGGTCACGCAGCCGGCTGTGCCACGGGAGGTCCCCTTCGCCGAGAAGGGGCTGGCGCTGGCTCGCTGCATCCGGGCCACGGCCGCGTCGAAGATGCGTGGCTCAGGGGTAGACGGGGCCATCCAGATCCTCCGCGGATGGGGGAATGAGGACCTGGCCGAGGCATGGTCCGAGGCCCGGCAAAAGGCGCTGGCGGCCGGCGACGCGACGGCAGGTGGCTTCCTCGTGCCGACGCAGTTCAGCGCGGAAGTGATCGAGTACCTGCGGGCGCGCGCCGTGGTCCGCCGGCTGAACGCGCGCACTATCCCGGTACCGACCGGCACGCTGAAGGTCCCTAAGCTGAGTGGTGGGGCGACGGCCTACTACATCGGCGAGAACGCGAACGCGACGAAGTCCGAGCCGACCACGGGCCAGCTCACGCTGACCTTCAAGAAGTTGGTCACGCTCGTCCCGATGTCGAACGATCTGCTCCGCTACAACTCGGTGGGTGCCGACGCCATGGTCCGCGACGACGTGGTCAACGCCATGCGGGTGCGCGAGGACTCCGCGTTCATCCGCGATACGGGCAGCGACAGCACCCCTAAGGGCCTGCGGTACTGGGCGCACGCCGACAACATCATCACGGCGAACGGGACCGTGAGCGTCCAGAACGTCTTCACGGACCTCGGCAAGTTGATCCAGAAGTTGCTCGAAGCCAATATGCCGATGATCGCGCCTGCGTGGATCATCGCTCCACGGGTCGAAGTCTTCCTGCGGACGCTGCTGTACTCCTCGACCGGCATCCCGATCTTCCGCGACGAGATGGCACAGGGGCGGCTGATGGGCTACCCATACGCGAGCACCACATCCATCCCGACGAACCTGGATACCTCAGGAGCCGGGAGCAGCGATGAGTCCGAGATCTACCTCACCGACTTCGCGCAGGCGATCATCGGCGAGTCGATGAACCTGCTCGTGGATTCCTCGCAGGAGGCGGCGTACCACGACGGGTCGAACGTCATCGCGGCCTACTCGCAGGACCAGACGGTCGTGCGGGCCATCGCCGAGCACGACTTTGGGATGCGGCATGACAAGGGCGTCGCGGTGCTGACGCAAGTGGACTGGGCGCCGGGCAGCGTCTAAGCCGACCGGCCTGAGGTAAGACGAGCCCCGGCCCCGCGGCCGGGGCGCAACGACAGACGGAGGAATACAGCAGATGATCACGCGAGATGTCAACCAGCTCCAGGTCGTGCCTGGGTTCCATCACAACGCGAAGTTTGTCACCTGCGAGGACCTCGTCGGGACCTGCTCGTGTGCCGGTGGTGTCGAACAGGCGTGTTCCACGTGGTTCCCTGGCTACATGATCGACCGGCTCGGGCTCACGCGGTCGTTCAATTCGCTGCTCATTGCTCCGGTCGTGGTCGCGGACATCGCGTCCACCGACAATGCGGGCAATGCGCGGGCGCGCTACTACGGCTTCGGGGTCGGGTTGCAGCACACCTCAGCGACTGGTGGCACGTGGGCCAACTACTCCACCGGGGACTGGATCTACGACCAAGGCCTGTGGAGCCAGACCACGGCGACGGCGACGGCGTGTCACACGTTCTACTCGGCCGTCCAGCGTGATACGGCCTTCACGCTCGGCGGCGTAATGGCGACGGCGACCTCCACGACCCCTGGGATTTCGGTCCAGGCTGCGAGCAGCTCGACCGGGTTCGCGTACTACACGGGTCCCGGGGCGTCCTTCTCCCTCGCCGGCGCCAAGCGGTACATCCGCGTCCTGATCCGGCCGCGCATCGAGACGGCGGCCTGCGCGCAGGGCAAGATGGGGGTGTCCGCCTCGCT